GGTGCGTGACGCAATGCAGGCCTGGGGCGAGTCGAAGCGCGCCGTGGGCCTGGTGCGCGAGATGGACCAGGCCGGGCACGACATCCACGGCATCAAGGCCGAGGCCATGGGCCGGCTGGTGGACCTGATGGATGCGGTGACCGACGGCACCGGTGCGGGTGCGGGCAGGCGCGTGTCAATGTTCCTGTTCGACGCCGACAACCCTGCGATGACCCGCGACCTGGCCGCCGAGGTCTTCAGCGACGCCGACGGTTCCACGGGGAACAAGGTGGCGCAAGAAGGTGCCAAAGCTTGGCTGCAGGTGATCGAGGAACTGCGCCAGCGCTTCAACAACGCGGGCGGCGACGTGGGCCGGCTGGATTACGGCTACCTGCCGCAGCCGCACGACTCGATGCGCGTGCACTCCGCTGGCAAAGACGCCTGGGTGGCGCGCATGCTCGACACGGTGGACCGCGGCCGCTACGTTGATGAGGCCGGTGCACGGCTCGATGACGGGCAGCTCTCCGAGGTGCTGGGGGGCATCTGGGACACCATCAGCACCGACGGCATCAACAAGATGGAGCCCGGCAAGGGCGGCGGCACGGCGGCGCGCGCAAACCGCGGCCTGGAGCACCGCGAGCTGCACTTCAAGGACGCCGACGCCTTCCTGGCCTACATGCACGACTTTGGCTCTGGCAGCATGTACGACGCGATGACCGGCCACGTGGGCAGGATGGCCCGCGACATCGGCCTGGTGGAGCGCTACGGACCCAACCCAAACGCCCAGATGCGCCTGCAGTTCGGCCTGGCCGCGAAGGCCGATGGCGCCCGTGTGGACAACCTGGAGCGCTCATTTGGCCTGCGGCCGCAGTCGTACTGGGACCAGCTCAACGGCACGGCCAGTAGCCCGGCTTCGGCCCGCATCGCCCAGGTGGGCACCGACGTGCGCAACATCCAGACCTTCGGCAAGCTGGGCGGCGCGGTCATCAGCAGCGTGACCGACCTGGGCACCTACATGGTGACCACCGGCTACAACCGGCTGGGCTACTGGGACGCTGTGGCGAACATCGGCCGCACCGCGGCGAGCCGCGACACCCGCGAGTTCCTGACCACGCACGGGATCATTGCCGAATCGATGGTGGGCGACATCAACCGGTGGACTGGCGACCACATCCGTCAGAACTGGAGCGGTAGGCTCGCGGCCAGCACCATGAAGCTGTCGCTGATGAACGCCTGGACCGACACGCTGCGCCGGGCGTTCTCGCTCACGATGATGCAGGGCCTGGCCAGGATGTCGAAGACCGAGTGGGGCGCGCTCACAGAGTGGGACCGCACGCACCTGGAGCGCAAGGGCATCAACGAAGCCGACTGGAGCGTGATCGCCCGGGCCGAGCTCACGGATTTCAGCGGCAAAGAGCACCTCACGCCCGAGGCCATCCACGCCACCGGCGACGAGCGCGCGAACGAGGTAGTGGCCAAGGTGCTGGGCCTGATTCAGGATGAGAGCGAATTCGCTGTTCTCAATCCCGACCTGTCGACCAAGACGCTCACCAGCGGCGCGGCCGGCCAGCGCGGCACCGTGCGCGGCGAGCTGGCCCGCAGCGTGATGCAGTTCAAGAGCTTCCCCATCGCCATGGTGTCGCGGCACTGGCGCCGCATGCTCGATGCTCCGCGTGTCACCGATGGCAGCGCACCGGCCCTGGCCAACCGGCTGATGTACGGCGGGGCACTGATGGTGACCACCACCGCCCTGGGCGCCGTTGCGTTGCAGGCCAAGCAGATGGTGGCCGGCAAGGATCCGATCGACATGCGCGGCGACCACGCTGCCAAGTTCTGGGCCCGTGCCGTGGCGCAGGGTGGTGGCCTGTCCATCGTGGGCGACATGCTGCTGAACGACCCCGGCAACAGCACCAGCGACGCGGTGCGCGGCATTGCCGGCACAGCCCTGGGGCCAGCAGTCAGCACCAGCGCGCAGGCGCTGGCCATCGGCGTCGAGAACTCATGGAAGGCCATCAAGGGCAAGCCCACGCACGCCGCGGCCGAAACCATCAACCTGGTGCGACAGAACGCGCCCTATGTGAACCTCTGGTACGCGAAGGCGGCCCTAGATCACGCCGGCATGCATGCGCTGCAGGAGAACCTGAGCCCAGGTTACTTGGGCAAGATGCAGCAACGCGCCGCGCAAGAGTGGGGACAATCGTACTGGTGGCGGCCAGGCACTGGCGGCCCAGATCGTGGGCCAGACATTGGAAAGGCGATGGGGCAATGAGACAGGACCAGTTTGAAAAGCTCCAGCGCCTGCAGGACAAGATCCTGGACGTGTTCCTGGAAGAGGCCGACCCGGACAACTGGCCGGGGCGTGGGCTCAAGCTGGCCCAGATGGACCCGCAGACCCGCGGTGATCTCTACTGGTGCCGCAAGGTGGCCACCAGCGCCGCCGCGCTGTACGGGCGCGCCGAGGCCATGATCGGGCGTGTGCAGCTGGCGGGCGCTGGCACCACGCCGGCCAGCCCAGGCGACAGCGAGGAAGACGAAGTCCAAGAGCAGATGGACGGCGAGCTGAAGCACTATGAGCAGGCCGCCAAGAAGCTGCTGGCCGAGGTGCAGGGTGGGAAGGGAAAAGCAGCATTTGACCGCAAGGTGCATGGCCGCCCGTGAACCAGGTGTCGTTCCTGGCATTCTTCCTTCGCTGGTCTGAGGTCCAGGGATGGACGGTGCCACCGCTGCATGTGCGGATCTGCGATTGGCTCGACACCTGCGATGACCCCGAGCGCGTTCTGATGGTGTTTCGCGGCGCTGCGAAGTCCACCATCTACGCGATCTACAAGGCGTATCGGCTCTGGAAGAACCGACAGCATCGGTCTCTTGTGTGGTCAGCCGACGGGCCCACCGCCGGCATGCTCACTGCCGACGTGATCAACGTGCTGCGCAATCACCCATGGTGCGGCGGCATGCTGCCCCCGCGCCCAGGTGCAAAACGCTTTTGGGTCACTGGCGCACGCGACGCACGCAATGCCAGCATGCGTGCCAACGGCGTGAACAGCAACGCTACCGGCGCTCGGGCCGACGACGTTGATTTCGATGACACCGAGGTGCCTGGCAACGTCGAGACCCCCGAGGCCCGGCTCAAGCTGCGCCAGCGCATCAGCGAGTCCACGCACATCGCAGTGCCGGGCGCGCAGAAGACCTACATCGGTACGCCGCACACGCACGACAGCATCTACCCCGAGCGCATCAAGGCCGGCGCCACGGTGCTGAAGATCCCGCTGTTTGAGTACTCGGTACGGTTCACCGACACCAAGAAGCGCACCCGCTACGAGTTCCCCCACCAAGTGGGCGCGGATGGCTTGTATGTCATGGCCGGCATCCACGCGAACGGCCGGATGCTGCGTGAGGGCGAGGACTACCTGTTCAGGGATGGCTTCGTCGTCTTCCCAAAGCCGCCGGGTGTGGTCATCGACATCTGCTCGATGTGTGCCTGGCCCGACCGATTTACTCGCAAGGAAATCGAGCATCGACGCAAAGAGACGCTCACCTTCAACGCCTGGGACAGCCAGTACCACCTCGAAGCCAAGCCGCTGTCTGAGGTGCGCCTTGATCCCGAGCGCATCCGTCCCTACGCGGTAGAGCCGATCATTCGGAAGGCCAACGGCGAGGTGTGCATGTGGCTGGGCCGCGTGCGCATCGTCAGCGCGGCGTGCCGGTGGGACCCGTCAGGCGGCAAGGTCAAGAGCGACGTGTCGGCCCTGGCGGTGGTGTTGAGCGACGAGCTGGGCAACCGGTACTGGCACCGTGCCGTCGGCCTCACCGGCGACGTGGCCGAGTTCGCCGACGATGGAAAGACCATCACCGGTGGACAGGTGCACCAGATCGCCGTGGTGGTGAAGGAGCTGGGCCTGCGCCGCGTGACGGTCGAGAACAACGGCGTTGGCACCTTCGCGCCGGCCGTGCTCAAGGCCGCGTTGAAACAGGCCAAGCTGCGCGACTGCGGCGTGTCTGAGGTGCCGTCCACATCCAACAAGAACCGGGGCATCCTGGAAGCCTTTGAAGGCCCACTCACGTCAGCCAAACTTTGGGCTCACACCTCGGTGCTTGATGGGCCGCTGTGGAACCAGATGCGGGACTGGAACCCGGCCATCAAGGAACAGCCTGACGACTACCTCGATGCCGGCGGCAAAGCCCTGGCCGAGACGCCCGAACGCATCGGGCGGGTGAGCCCTGATGCAGGCTTGATTACGCCACCACATGCACGGGACGATTGGCGCCCAGGCTCAGGAG